TTATAAATACAGTATACCGCTAAAATAAACTGTTTTAGCGCATAGGATAAGTCTAAGGAAAACTCCGTGAAAAAATTAGATAGAAAAGAGCTTAAAAATAAGCGTCAAGCCAAGACCGATGTTTATGTCGATGTGAAGCCAAAGGCGAATACATCTATATTAAATAATGGCATTCTCAGCCCAACTGTGGGTATTGTAGAGAACAAAGTAAACGCTCTTTTTGAGAAGCGTTTAGCCAAGAAGAAATATTGCGGTGCAATGACCGCGATGGAAAGTGTTTCATTACACAGAAAAGCAAAACAGTCTGGAATCCCTTATCAAACCCTGGAAGAAGTATTCTACCGTGGTGTTGATGCTTGGGATCAAAATGATTCGAAGACTCCACAACAGTTTGCATTTGATCGCGTAAATTCATTCATTGGTGGTGGAAAGGCATTCCACCAGGATGATGCAGATCTGCAAGAATCGGCTATGCTTTCTGAATCCTATGCTCCAACTGCACAGCAACTTGGCATTGCTTTTGAAGCGGGGTTTGCGCACCACCCAAGCGTTGTCGAAGAAATGAAAGAACGCAAAGAAAAAGAAGAAGAAGAAAAAGAAAATGGTGATCTGAGTTTTGAAGATGTTGCCAACCTTGTTAAGATTTTGAAGAAGGTCGGTAAGTCGAAATGAAGAAGCTGTACGAAGTCCTTGATGTAGAGGGCATTACTAAGTCTGACAAGATGGGTGCTGAGAAAGATCTTGGTGTTCCAGTTCCGAAATCAGCTACTCTTTTATCTAAGATGCCAAGCGGTCATTCTATCTACCACAAACAACAAGTTGTAGGTCGTGATATAACAAATCATTATTATGTTCCAGACTCTACTGGTAAAGTATCTGTAAAGATGGAAACCAGTCAAAAATTTGATGTTGATAGAGGCAAATTTGACAAAGGCGAAGAGATCGATAAAGTTGCATCTGACAGTTCAAATCCAGATAGACCAGGTGCACATGAGCTTTACCATCATCTGATCACACATCATGACAAAATGCTTACTTCTTTTGCCCAGTCTCCTGGTGGAAGAAAAGTTTGGAAGAAGCTGAGTGGTATGAAGAACATCAATGTTCACGGGTGGGATACAGAGCAAAATAAACCAGTAAATATTGATATGAAATCTGATGATTATGAACACGAGATTTATGCTTCTCACAAAGACAAAAAAGCTGCCAAAGAAGAAGGCGGTGGTGTGAAGAATAAAGAGTATCAAGGTGTATCTGCCGTTATGAATATGAATGTTGTGGCGCATAGAAAAACAAAACCAAAAACAGCTGTAGAGGGTAGACAATTGAAAACTTTAGGCGATATCCTAAACGAAGCGCAGAAAAAAAAGCATAGAGCTTGTTGCTCTGCTTGCGCAGCTGCTGCTGAAGGTAAAAATCTAGACGAAGAACTTATCATTATGGAAGCCGAATATCACGGCAAAACAGTGACCCTAAATAAACCATTCAGAACTTCTGGTGCTCGTAAGAAGTTTGGTGTCTACACAATGGGACCAAATGGCAATGTTGTCATGGTTCGATTCGGAGATCCAAACTTGTCTATTAAACGAGATAACCCAGAACGTAGAAAAAACTTCAGGGCGCGTCACAAATGTGACACCGACAGAGGTCCAAAATGGAAGGCTCGTTACTGGTCGTGTCACCAGTGGAGAGCTGGCGCAAAAGTAGAGGATTAAAATGGCAGCCGATACATCAGTAGATATCATCGTAAATCAAAAAGCAAGTCTCGAAGTAACATTCAACGTAAAAACTGCGAATGGTACTGTCTTGAATCTAACAAACTATACTGCTGCTGCGAAGTATAAGACGGACTTCCAGACCCCAGATAGTCAAGCATTACCTTTTACTGCTTCTATTGCAAATGCTGTAAATGGTGAGGTTATGATCAGCCTAACCCCAACGCAGACAGCAAATCTGAAAAATGCACGATATGTTTATGACGTTACCATCACAGATGATAATGATTTCAAAACACGAATTGTTGAAGGCTTCTTGAAGGTAAGTGCGGGTGTCACCTAATGGCAAATACCGTAACTACTATCGTCTCTGGTGAGCGCGTCACTGTTGGATCTGTATCTAGCCGACAAGAGATTGAAGTTGGTGATGCTTTATCTAGAGATGAAGTAACAACTACGGTAAACCCTGGTCCGAGAGGTATCCAGGGTGTAACTGGTATTCAAGGTGGAACTGGTGTACAAGGCTCCACTGGTGCTGGTACACAAGGCACGACTGGTACACAAGGTACGACTGGTACACAAGGAACAATAGGCACACAGGGTACAACTGGTGACATAGGAACTCAGGGTACAATAGGTTCTCAGGGAACTACAGGATCACAAGGCAGCATTGGCACTCAAGGTACAATAGGATCGCAAGGCACAACGGGATCGCAAGGCACAACGGGTTCACAAGGCACAATAGGTTCACAAGGCACCATTGGTATTCAGGGTATAACTGGTGATACTGGTTTACAAGGCACAACGGGTTCACAAGGCACTACGGGTACTGGTACGCAAGGTACGCAAGGTGTTACTGGTACAGGAACTCAAGGTGCGCAAGGTGCTATAGGATCACAAGGCGTTCAAGGTGGTACAGGCACACAAGGCACTCAAGGTGTAAATGGCACAACAGGTGCTCAGGGAACCACTGGTGCACAGGGTATAACTGGCGATACTGGTTCACAAGGCGTTCAAGGCACTGATGGTGCGCAGGGCACTACTGGTAATACTGGCTCTCAAGGCGCAACAGGCACTCAGGGCACAACTGGTGCTCAGGGTACAACTGGTACGCAAGGTATTACTGGCACTGGTACACAAGGTACTCAGGGTATTACTGGTACAGGCACTCAAGGTGTACAAGGTATAACAGGTACAGGAACTCAGGGTACAACAGGTGCGCAAGGCGCAACAGGTACTCAAGGTACTAATGGCACTCAAGGTACAACAGGCTCCCAGGGAACCACAGGAAACCAAGGCACAACTGGATCACAAGGTGCAACTGGATCACAGGGCAGCACGGGAACTCAAGGAACAACTGGTGTTCAGGGTTCGACAGGTTCACAGGGCACAACTGGTGCACAAGGTGTTCAAGGTGTACTAGGCTCTCAGGGCACAACTGGTGCTCAAGGAACTACGGGCACTCAAGGTGCTACAGGCGCACAAGGTACAATAGGATCACAGGGCACAACTGGTACTCAAGGTGTTCAGGGTATCACTGGTACGGGTACACAAGGAACTCAAGGAACGCAAGGTGTTATTGGTGCACCTGGCGTTTCAGCCAGTGGTCGTATTTGGTATTTTACTCAAGATAATAGTGATATATCAGGTTATGAATCTTTAGAGCCTGATGTTCCTGATGGTGCACCGCAAGATGATATGAATGTCACCATCACAAGTTCTAGTGGTGATACTATCATTGAAGAATTTGCTACTGCTAGTGGCGATCCAAACATAACTGAAATCCCTGTTGGTGAATATGAATTTAGATTCTGGGCATTTGTATCTGATGCGACAGACACATCTACTCTTAAATTTGACGTTTATAAGAGAAGCACTGGCGGAACAGAAACATTCTTGTTCAGTTCTGGTACACAAGAAATAAATGCTCTGACTTCTACTTTTTCATCTATTCTTGTTGTATCGTCAAGCCCTATAACAATTCTTGCTACAGATAGAATTGTGATAAAAGTTGTTGCAGCTACAACAAGCGCGACAAACAAGACTATACACTTTCTGCATTCTGGTGCTACACCATCGAATATTAGAACTGCTATTACTACTGGTTTTAGTGGTGCTCAAGGTGCTCAGGGTGCTACTGGTTCTACAGGATCACAAGGCACTACAGGCGCACAAGGCGCTACTGGTACGCAGGGTACCAATGGTACGCAGGGTACAACTGGTTCTCAAGGTACATCTGGTACTAACGGCACTCAAGGCGCAACGGGAACACAGGGCACAACAGGTGCTCAAGGTGCCAATGGCACACAAGGCACAACAGGCGCACAGGGAACCACAGGAACACAGGGTGCGATAGGTACACAAGGTACAGATGGTACTCAAGGTACTTCGGGCACTAACGGTACACAAGGCGCAACAGGATCACAAGGTGCGACAGGTACACAAGGTACAACAGGTTCTCAGGGTACCACTGGTGCTCAGGGTGCTACAGGTGCACAGGGAATAACTGGCGACACTGGTTCACAAGGTGCAACTGGTACACAGGGTACAACAGGTTCTCAGGGCACAACAGGCGCACAGGGCGCAACTGGTACTCAGGGTACAACAGGTACTCAAGGTACTAACGGCACTCAAGGTACTACGGGTGCTCAAGGCACTACAGGCGCACAGGGCACAACGGGAACACAGGGCACTAACGGCACTCAAGGAACGACAGGTGCTCAAGGTACTACTGGATCGCAGGGTGCTACGGGTACTCAGGGTGCTACAGGCGCACAAGGTGTTCAGGGTGTTCAAGGTGCTAATGGTGTCCAGGGGGTACTTGGTACACAAGGTACAACAGGCGCACAAGGTGCAATAGGATCACAGGGTACTAACGGGACTCAAGGAACCACTGGTACTCAGGGTGCTACAGGTGCTCAGGGTGTACAGGGTCGCCAGGGCACTACAGGAACAGGTACACAGGGTGCACAGGGAGCAACAGGTGCACAGGGTACAACGGGCACTGGTACACAGGGTGCTACAGGTGCTCAAGGTACGACAGGTACTCAAGGAACCACGGGTACACAGGGCACTACAGGTACACAAGGTACGACAGGCGTTAGTGGTATTGGTGCATCAACAAATACACAAGTTACTTTTAACGACTCTGCTACTGCTAACGGTTCAGCTGGTTTAACGTTTACAAAAACAACAAACGTTCTTGCTATATCGAATACTGTAACAATCGGTGCAAACGTTTCGTTATCAACATCGACTATTTTTGTTGGTAACTCTACTATCAATACATCGATCATAAGCAACCTTGTTAAAGTATCAAACTCAACAGCAACAGCCAACCTATCTCCAAATGCTCTTACTATTGGCACATCTATAGTAAATACTATCAGTATATCAGCTGACCAGTTTTTATCATCAAATAACGGAAACGGAACTAACTATAGAATTGGTGATGATGCTTGGTTAGGTGACGTTAACACTGCGGATACGGTTGGTCTAAAGGGTCAACAAAATGCTAGTTATGGATATATTAAATTTGGTTCGTCAGCATCTTTGCTTGGATATAACGGTACTGATCTAGTCTATGGCGGTATTGCCGTTGGCTATCGTGATATTCCGCAAAGCATTCAAAATACTGCATACACTTTTGTATTAACTGATGCTGGTAAGTCAATAGGAAAATCAAACACAACAGCCTACACCTATACCATACCAGCAAACGGAACAACAGCGTTCCCAGTTGGTACGGCTATTACTGTGTTCAATGCCAACACAACGGGTAATATAACTATATCAATAACGACAGATACCATGTATCTTGCTGGTACAACCACGACTGGTTCTAGAACTCTGGCACCTTGGGGCATCTGCACCTTGTATAAAGCAGCATCAACTATTTGGATCGCATCTGGAGCAGGGTTAACATAATGGGTGCAATGCAACAATCACTAATAGCAACTGCAAAAGCAGCAGCAGCAACTTTAGATACTGTAACTTTTGTTGATGCTGGTGCTTTTTTTGAAAATATAGCTGGTATAACAATCACACCACCACAAAGTTATATCAATAATGATCTTTTGGTTTTAGTTATCACAAGCACAAATCAAACAATAACAACACCAACAGATGGCGGTACCTGGACAGAAGTTAGTAACAGTCCTCAAAGCACGGGTACTGCTGGCGCTTCCCAATCTATTCGTGTAGCGGTGTACACGAAAATAGCATCTGGATCACAGGCAAACGTTGGTGTTACCGATACAGGTGTACTAACAACTGGACAGATGTTTTCTTTTAGGCGAGTAGATCAAACGACACCAGTTGAAGTTACTTCTGGTAGTGTATTGGCTACCGCTGGCACAACTCATACACTACCAGCGGTCACCACGTCAACAAACAACGCAATGATTGCGCATATTTCTGGTATTGGTAGAGACGCGAATTCGTCTTTTAACTACAGCTCTCCAACAAATGCAAACTTAACAAACTTACTGGTTGTGGTATCAAGAACAGTATCAACGGCTAATGGTGGTGGTATAGGTCTTGTTACTGGTACTAAAACAACATCTGGCTCTACTGGAACAACTTCTGTTACTGTTGCTGCATCTTCAAAAGGTGCATTCGTAACTTTAGGTGTGAAACCTAGTGCTGGTTTCGACACTACACTAAGAGTTTTAGGGTGTTTTTCTGGTGTAGCTAATAGTAAATTATGGGGTGAAGGATCAGCAACTTCTTCTTTAACACTTGAATCAAATGGATCAATAACTGTAGTAGGAGAAGCGACTTTAACGGAAGGTCTTAAATGGGTAAATAATCCTGCAACTTCGGTTGGTAATAACTATTGGGTAAAAGCCACAACTATTACTGGAAGTGGTACTGGAACAGTCGGTAGTTGGTTGCAGTTGAATACAGCAAGAACATGGAGCGTATTTACGGATGCTGGCGGGGGTGTAAATAGTTGGACACTAAAAATGGAATTTTCTACGGATTCTGGTGGAAGTACTATCGTAGCAACAAACGAATTAGATTTATTCAGTGGCACTGAATCAGAACCAACAGTAGGTACAGTACTAGGCATTATCCCATAAGGACATACATAATGAGTATAGACAGAATTCCACATCACGATTCTCTGATATTTAAAGAAGAACCTCGCATAAGACTTCTTAGTCAATCTACATTATTGACACCAGAACAATGTGATGAAATATTAAAGATTGATAGTTCTAAGTTTCCGCCAGGAGTTGTGACTTATGATGGGGTGACACATGTAGTCAATGATAATTGGAGAATAGTTAAAGCTGGTTGGGTTCATAGAGAAGGTTATGAGTGGCTGTACACAGCTGTTCGAGTAAAAGCCGCAGAGTTAAATGAAACACATTTTGGTGTTAACATCATAGGAATTTTAGACGATATATCTTTTATGCGCTATGAAGCAGATGAAAGTGGCGGTGAACGCCACGGTAAGTTTTCTTGGCATAGTGACATAGGTTCTGGTTATACTAATATGCGAAAACTAAGCATGATTGTCGGTCTATCCGATCCATCTGAATATGAGGGTGGGGAATTAAAATTGTTTATAAATGGCGAACTTAATGTCGGTAAATTAAAAAAAGGTGAGGTTGTGGTATTCCCGTCTTTTGTTCAGCACTGTGTGACTCCTGTTACAAAAGGAGTAAGGCAGACTCTTGTTGTTTTTGTCAGTGGTCCAAGATATAGATAATGGCTTCTTATCATCACCAGGCAGCTTTTTATTCTGACGTAAAATCTGAATATTTTGATGAATCTAAAAATGATAAAGTGATAACTAAAATAATAGTTCTGTTCACCACAACCAATCTTAAAACACTCGAAAAAGTTAAAACTACACATTACATAGATATACCACCACCGAATGAAAAGTTTATACCATATAAATTAATTGATCATCATGTGTTTAGAAAGTGGGCATCAATGTATGGAAATGCGATACATTATCAAGATGCAAACATTGAGAAATTAAATGATAGTATCAAAGAAAAATAAAGTAGTAATATTTTTAGTGCCAAAAACTGGAACATATACTTTATGTAAAACATTTTACGATAAGGGATTAGATGAATGTGCTCATTCTCATGAGAACTATTCAGCAATTTGTAAAAGACGAGATTTTAGTCAATATACTATGTTTGCGTTCTACCGAGATCCAGTAGAACGAGCAGTATCAATGTTAAGATATATTAAGCGATGGAGAACCCATGACTTCTTTCATGCGTTCTATGGAAACGAAATCAAAATGTCTTCGTTTGGAGATAATCCATATGAAGATTTATCTCCAGAACTAAAAGCATTAAACGATAGCGTCTCTCTTATAGAAGTATTTCGCACGATGACTCATCATAGAAATAACGTGTATCGCAAGCAAGTGCATTGGCTAAACTTCCCAGATATGCAGCTACTAGACTTCAGAAATTATGATGAAGAAGTTCAAAAATTAGCTGAGATATTAGATATAAATATAAGTGAAATTGATATTGGAAATCCTAGTTTGAAAATAGAGCATCTTGATAATCTTACTAAAGATGATATTCAAGAAATAAAAAATTACTATACAGAAGATTATATGTATCTCAAAGAGAGAGGAATAAAATGGCAAGAATAATCAACACAGAAAATGCGTCAGTAAAAAGAGAACTTGTTTCTCCCACCACTATAATTGATTGGGATCCAATTTCAAACTCTGGTACTCTTACATATAAAGTAGAAGAGTTGTTGTTTGTTAATGAAGAATTCGTCAAATCAGTACCCTTCGGTAACTTCACCGTAGCCCTCGACAGCATGGTGAGCAAGGTGTATAATGTGGAAGTGGAGCCAGGTGTGTTTATTGATGTTCCTGGTGGTTTAATTATGCTTGCTTTCAAAAAAGCGTTTGAAGAAGCTTTGGTGGAAAGCAACGCTGGATATCGAGTGGAATAATGACAGTAACATATACCAATTTAAAAATTACATCTAGTGGTGGTGGGGGTGCTAATGTGCTTGAGGCTATGAATCCGATCCCAGAGGACTATAGAGATAACAAATATTGGCAAGTGGCGTAAGCATAAATAGCTACATAAGAGGATAATTATGTTAATTGAAAGTCTAAAATCAGCCCTAGCCGACACCTTTGCATTCTATGTGAAGGCGCAGGGTTTTCATTGGAATGTAGAAGGTGCAGACTTTCATGAGTTTCATGCGTTCTTTGGCGAACTTTACGAAGAGACCCAAGGGGCTGTTGATTTGATAGCAGAATTGATCAGAACTACTGGTGCATATTCTCCAGGTTCTCTTTCACGTTTGAGAGAGCTTACCATAATTGAAGATGAAGACAGAATTATCCCTGTTGCTGAAATGCTGAAAACACTGCTTCTTGACAATGCCAAAGTGATTGGATCTTTAACAATAGCATACAACTATGCAGAGCAAGACAAAAACTTTGCAATTTCAAATGTAATTCAAGATCGTCTGACAGCACATGCAAAACACGCCTGGATGATCTCTTCGTTTTTAAAAGGTAGACAATGAACAATAAGTACGAGTCTTTAGAAACCAGAATCAAAAAAATGATGATTGGTGAAAAGATTGTCAATTATAAGATTGGCGATCAGAATGTTGAGAACGATCCAGACGATCAGATCGTTGTTGGGTCTTTCGTGACAAGAAACTTTGATATGTCACCACCAGCACAGAAGCTTTATTCTGCTCTAGATAAAAGTCTGGATGTTAATGCTGCTGAGAATGCAGCGAGATTTCAAGATCAATTGTTTGCTCTTGAGAAGCAAGTTGTTCTGACCCAGAAAGCAGACGCTTCTGATGCTAAGCAAGCTCAGCTGATGTATGACCGTGCTATGAAATATGCTGATAAGATTGGTCTTGGAAAAGAACACTCTTACCTGGCAAAACATCTTGATTTCATCAAATCAAAAGTAGCAGAACCAACATTTGACACCACATTTGATGGTGTCAATGATAATCGCTTTAAGACACCACCAAAGTCTCTGACTAATCCTGACACTGATCGTGATATTGATAATGTCAAAGGGTACTTAATGTCCAGAAGTCTTAAAGCTCAACGTAAACTAAAAATAATTGACGGGGATTGATATGTCTAAACTAGATATCATAAAAGCGCTTCTTAAAAAAAGAAATATTAAAGAAGGCAAAGGAGATGTTTTAAAAGCTGCGCCTATACCAAAAGGCATTTCTAAGGGTGTTGATGATGCTTTAGAAAAAGCTATTAAAAATCCTATAGATGATCTTTTTCGTTCTATTGGTATTAACCCACCAAAAGCAAGTCAAGCTGAACTTGATGCTGCTGCACAGTGGTTAAAACAAAATGAAAAAGCATTGAATCCAGAACAACTTGCACACTATAAATTTAATCTGGGTAGACAATCAATTTCAGATGACATGAGAAAATTGTTTGCACCACAAGTAAAGCCATCGCCAGCAAAACCAGCTCCAGATCAAAGACCATTTAAAGAGCCAGTTAAACCAGAAGTTAAACCATTTGTTGAACCAAAAACTTACCCACTGGTTGTGCCAAAAACTGATCCACTGGTTAAACCAGAAGTTAAACCAGAAACTAAACCACTGGTTAAACCAGAAGTTAAACCAGAAACTAAACCACTGGTTAAACCAGAAGTTAAACCAGAAACTAAACCACTGGTTGTGCCAAAAACTAATCCACTGGTTAAACCAGAAGTCGTACCACAAACTAAAACACTGCCTGTTCCACAAACTAAAATAGTAGTTGTACCACAAACTTCAACAAAGGTCGTAACACAAACTAAAACAGATATAAAACCACCAGCACCACCAAAAACACCAACAGGAACAAAACCACCACCAGTAGTACCACCAAAAATACCATTTGGTTTTGGTGGTCGTGCTCGTGGTAGAGATTTAAGAACAAACATTACAGGTACTGGTGTTCGTGAGGAATATATTTCGGAAGAAGAAGAAAGATTTAAAAAGTTCAAAGTAATGTATATTATCAATGGTTCCGAGAAGACAAACGTCTATCGTTATAAGGGTAAAGATACCTTCGCCAAAGCACGAGTCATGAGACAGCTTCGTGAGCGTGGTGCTGGAAGCATCCGTTTCATGCAGTATGAATCTGTTGATATCGAAGAAGGCGCAACTTGGTCTCCAGGCGTTGGTTGGATCGGCGGTGCATCCGATGAGGGTGTTGATGAGCGTGGTGATGGTTACAGAGTAAACCCTAAGACTGGCGAAAACGAAAGAGTCTATCCAAACAAACAGTATGGTTATGGCTACAAGGATAACGGTAGAAGAAAAGCTCTACCAAGATCCACAGAGAAGATTTATCACGCTGTTTCTTTTCAGCAAAAAGACGCTGCAAAAGAAGAGGGTATGCGTTGGGATCCAGATGTGAAAAAGTGGTATCACAGCAGCCCAGAAAGATCGGCTAATTCCAAGTTCAAGAAACTGGACGAAGCCTATATGCCAGATGCCACCCGTAAGCCCGTAGTCTATCGCGCCCCACCAAAGCGTGGCGAGGTTGTTGGTAAGATGAAGGTTCGCCTTATCCGCAGACACCAGGACGTTATGCCAGGTGAAAGAACAGCAACATCCGATAACACCAAGCGTCTTCGTAAATTGATCCGCAAGGTTCTGAAGAAGGGTAAACTGAAGAGATAAGAAATGGCAATAAACGCTAAAGTGACTATTATTGGTAAAAACGCACCCGTGCTAAACCCACGAGTTGAACCAGTTCGTGAACAAGTAAAATCGCTTTCTGACTTGAGAAAAAAGGAAGATCCTGTCGTAGAACCACCAAAACAGGTCGTGAAACCTTTAGTGAAGCAGAAAATTATAAATACTGTGTATTCGGATAAACTTGACGTTTCAAAACCGTCTAAATACACAGAACATTTTTTAAAATAGGAGTAATACAACATGGCTCTATGGGGTAACACAGACACCGCTTCGAACTCTTGCATTTTCGCAGCAGCCCAATTCAACAAGACACCAAACACAGGTAATCAGACTGATCTGTTTGGTAACACAACTCTCAACTCTTTTGTCACTGGCATGAAGGTCGGTCAATTTGGCGTAGACTCAACCGAAATTGGGGTTTCCAACGGTGCTGTTGTTAGCTATACCGTTACTAGCCCAGGTTCAGGTTACTCTGCCAACGCAGTCGTTACTGTCACCATTGCTGGTGCTGCTAACGTCACTGTTGCCAACTCGACTGTCAACAACTCTGGTAAGGTTTCGGCTCTGACCATCAACGTAGCCACCACAGGCTTGACCACAAGCCCATCGGTCTCTATCGCTGCGCCAGCTGTTAAGTCGTTTAATGCAAACACCCAGGGTGTTGACGCAGCAGCAGATGCTATTCTGATCTCAACTGCAAACAGCATTTTCCGTGTTGGCGATTATGTCACTTACAGTGTTGCTGCTGGTAATACTGCTCTGTCGCCATTGGCTTCAGGTAGTCAGTATTATATCGTTGCAGCAAACACAACTGCTGTTAAGATATCTTCGACCAAAGGTGGCACTGCTGCTAACTTGGAAATCGTTGTCGCTGATGAAGCTGGTCACAGCCTACGTGGTGAAACCGCAACCGCTGTTGCTGTTGTCAGCGGTCTAAAAGACAAAGTTGCACATACTGGTTGGGTTATCCGTACTGAAGGTACTGGTGGTCGCGCTGGTCGTGTTCAATACGAAGTTCTTGCTACACTGAACGGTCCAACAACTGACGCATCTGACGATACCTACATCAAGGACGCTTAATAAATGAGCGATAGAGCCAAAAAGGTTTCTGAGCTAACTGCGCTTACGGCTCCAGCTGGAGAGGATCTTCTATACATTGTAGATGATCCTTCTGGTACACCAGCCTCAAGAAAGGTAACAGTTTCAAACCTGTTTACCAATTGCAGTTCTAATTTAACATTGTCAAACGCTGCGGTTCTATCGGCTAATACAGTAGTTGTTCGTAGAAAACAAACCCCTGCTAACAGTACAATTACTGTTACGCAGGGTACGTTTTTCTATGATTCAGACTATCTTTATATCGCAACTTCTAATAATGTTCTAAAGAGAGTGTCACTTTCCGCATTCTAAACTATGAAATTTGATAACTTGACTGATAGTAATTTTTTACTTTATGCTGCAAAACATTATGATAATCCGCAGTGTTTTAGTATGGATGAATTTCATCAAGATTTGCTGACATTCAAGTACATAAAAAGATTGTTTAAAAGATATAAGGATTATGACATACTGAAAGAAAAGCTGATCCTAAATCATATTATTTTAATCAGTAATGTGTTTGGACCAGAAGCTACTGCCAGGATGTTGTTTTTGAAGTTTGGTGAATATGATACTATGTTGAAACCTTTTCTTGAATATCTTGGAATGCTACCAGAAGTTGTATACCAGGTTCGAGGAAAGAATATTAAAACAAACGAGATCATTTCAGATCCAGTAATAGAGGCAAACCTAAGCCAAATATGAAGACGTTAAGACAAATAATTAATGAAGAGGGTGTAGCTGCCAATGCTGTTGGGTCTGGTAATATCGCTGGTGTTGGTGTCGGTCCTGATGGTGAACCAGGAGTTCCACCAAGAGCACACAAAAAGCACAAAAGAAAAAACAAAAAAGGACGAAAGCTGATAGGCTTTGGGTACATGAGATGATTCTTGAATATTATAAGCTATATGCACTACAGATCAAAATAATCACTTTCTTCATCCTGATGGGGATAAGTTTTTTTTCGGGATACAAACTGAAATCAACATTTGTTGAGGCTGCTGGATCCAGAGAGCTTAAAGCTCAGGTAGAGGCTCGTAAAGAAGCCGAGAAAAAATATAACGAATTATCTGAAAAGGTTCTTGCGTCTGTTGGTAAGAATGATGTTATTCACACCAAGACAATAGAAAAGCAATACAGAGAAGTTGAGAAGCCAGTCTACGAACTTTGCATTATCCCAGAGTCTGGTATTATTATTCAAAACGATCAAATTGATGGTTTCAACAAACAAATTAGAAATGACTAATATGAAATCATTTAAGATGTTTATTAAAGAAGCATTTGTACCAGGTACATATAGCGATGGTGATAATCATTATAGTATTAATAAATTAGTTCAAGCTGTTTCAAAAAGAAAACCAAATGATACACCAATTCACCAAGTTATAAGTAATAATTCGGATTTAGGTACAAAAGAAGGCAATTTTTCTGATAATTTAAAAAATCCTAGTGATTCTTTTAAAGAAAGAACAATGAGAGCTGATACACAACATCCTGTACTGTTACACCCAGATGGTTGGATAATAGATGGTTCTCATAGAGTAGCAAAACAACATTGGGCTGGTGCTGAAACAATCAAAACACATACTATTAGTCATGATGATCTTGAAAATGCTAAAATAAAAGACCCAGACGAATTAAAGAAATCTAGAGATTTTTAATATGAAAATTTTTTACGCTATTCCAGTCCTTTTAATGCTCAGTGGTGCGTCTTGCCAGACAAAGGTAGACATGCCTGATTATCCAGCCAACACTCTCATTGAGTGTCCTGAAATCCAAAAGCTTGTGGTCGATGCCCAGGCTAATGGTGTCCCTCTAAAGGATTATTATTTGGCTAAAAGTGAATTGAATAAACAGTACGCTGACTGTGCAACGATTCACAACGAGCTTGTTCGCTTCATCAAAGAACAACAAGCTCAAAAGAAATAAAACGCTAAATATATCGATTGATTTACATAAAGATTTTGACTACATTATGATCCACAAACGGGGGTCATATGTTTAAACGCATACGAGAATTACTATTCAACGCATTTACTGGTGCTGATAACAAGTCCCTTGACATTGGTCGTATTCTGTGGACTATAGGTACCTTTTTCTATTTTGGTTTATCCGTGTATGATATTAGCATGGGTGGTAAATTCGTACCTATGGATTGGGCTACTGGTCTTGGTATCGTTCTGGCTGCTGGTGGTGCTGCTCTTGGCATGAAAGCCAATTCTGAGCCTAAACCCAAGCAAGTTGAAGAGGGTGATAAAAAATGAATGTTGATACAGAAATCGCCCTGATCAAAAAAGACCTAGAAAACGGAAACGAGATATTTCAAAGATTAGACAAAGCAATAGACAAATTATCGGACGTACTAACAGCGATGCGTGAAGTTACTGTTCTTCAAGAACAACGCATTTCATTCCTGGAAGATGGGATAGAGGACTTGTATTCAGTTATGGATAACAGAACAAATAAATTGGATGCGGTTAAGTCTGAACTAAAACAAGAGTTTGATGATCGTTTTGATAAGATAGATCAGAAACTTGATGGTATGTCCAAGAAAGTCTGGATGATTATGGGTGCTGCAACCGTTATTGGGTATCTGCTTGGGGTTGCTGATATATTTAAAATATTGGGTTTTGGGGCTTGACAAAGCCCAAAATCCTGGTATAATTGGGGTGTTCTCATTCTGATTAATATATTATGCTTTGGCTTGACGTTAAATACGCTAACATGCTTTCATTCGCGTTACCGCGATTCAAGGTAACCAAACAGAAACCATACACCGCAATATTCCGTTGTCCTTTGTGCGGTGACTCCCAAAAGAAGAAAACGAAGACTAGAGGTTATCTACTCCAGAAAGAAGATAGCCTGTTCTTCTATTGCCATAACTGCAATCAATCCATGCGATTCAGTCGGTTCATTCAAACGGTTGAGCCTGGTCTGCATGGGCAGTACATGACTGAACGCTTCATGGAAAAGCAGCAACTAGAACCACTAAAGAAGAATCTTGAAACCGCAGTGTTCGAGAAGCCTAAGTTCGTCACGGAAGGTCCGATGAGCAAGCTGAAAAAGATCTCTCAGCTTGAATGGGATCACCCTGCGAAACAGTATGTGGTGAACAGGAAGATACCAAACCCCTATCACGCCAAGCTCTTTTATACATCCAAATTCAAAGCGTTTGTCAATTATCTCGTTCCAGGGAAGTACCCAGTTATTGAGAATGATGAGCCACGTTTGATTATACCATTTATTGATAAGAACAACAAGGTGTTTGGTTTCCAAGGTCGTTCCTTCGCAAAAGACGGTGTGCGTTACATTACAATTATTCTCGATCCATCTCACCCGAAAGTGTTTAACTACGACACGGTGGATGTGGATAATCCTGTGTATATCTTTGAAGGTCCGATTGATGCGATGTTCATTTCCAACTCGTTGGCTATGGCTGGTTCTGATGGAAACATCGATCTGCTAAATATCAAACCTGGCAATGTTGTTATGGTTTATGACAACGAGCCACGCAACAAAGAGATCATGAAGAAGGTTGAAAAATCCATCGATATGGGTTATAATGTGGTAATCTGGGATTCATCTTTGGAATACAAAGATATTAATGATATGGTCCTTGGCGGTATAGAACCTTACCAAATCAAGCAAATGATTAAGGACTGTACTTATTCAGGTTTACAAGCAAAATTAATGTTAAATAATTGGAAGAGGTGTTAATGGAAATCAAGGCATTTAGATTGATCACTGGCGAAGATATCATCGCTGAAGTCGTTGGAAACAAAGGAGATTGGTGGGACTTGAAGAACCCTGTACAGCTGGCAATGCTGCCTAGCAAAGCAGACCCAACCAAAAATACATTTGGGTTTGTTCCTTACCCATCCTATACCGAAGTAAAAGAAATCCGCTTCAATGATCAACACATCATCTTTGTGATTGATCCAGCCGAAGAGTTTAAGGCTCAATATGATCGTATCTTTGGTGCTGGTATCATCATGCCTTCATCAAAGGTTATTTCATAATGGTAGGCAAAGGAAACATATCAGCAACAATTATTGCGGATTCGATCTCGCCAGATGATGTTCGTATAACTACATTTGAACTTGAGTACCCGCGATTCATCCATGCTGAATTCATGACGCATCGCCTGTTCTCGCGCAACGCAGCCAGTTCCCGTGCCATTCCAGTCAGCAAGATGATTGACTTGGTAGAAAGCAATACAGCCAAACCTATTCACTGGGGCAAGAACCAGCCAGGAATGAGTGCGAAGGAAGAACTAAGCGCAGAAGAAGGAACGATGATTTGGCTTCAGGCTATGAAGTCTGCGGTTGAATATGCCAATCGTTATGCGTTTGCTGGCTATCATAAACAGCTGGTGAATCGCATCCTTGAACCGTTTACTATGATTAAAGTTGTTTGTACTGCTACGGAGTTTGACAATTTCTTCTGGCTACGCAATCATCCTGACGCACAACCAGAGATTCACGAACTGGCTGTTGTGATGTGGGAAGAATACAACAAGAGTCAAATTCAAAATATTGGTGCTAATGAATGGCACGTTCCTTACTACGCTGATGGCAAGTGGTCGTTTGATTCAGAGGATACACTAGAAGACGCGCTGGCTATTTCGTCCAGCTGTTGCGCTCAGGTATCCTACCGCAGACTAGATGACTCGCTTGAGAAGGCTCGCGATATCTTTAATCGTCTGGTAGAATCAAAACCAGTTCATGCTTCACCGTTTGAGCATCAGGCTACACCACTAACATACGGAATGGCTGGTGATGTTCAAGTGAAAGGAACGACTGGGTTTGACAATAAAGGTAATGCTTGGTCAGGTAATTTCCGACAATGGATACAACACCGTCAGTTGATTGAAGACCACACCTGCTGGTCTTACAAAAAGTAACAAGGGAGCTTCGGCTCCCTTTTTACCTAAATAGATTAAGGCAAAGGAGATTGTATGACTACTTGGGTTAAAGATGCATGGAAAAATGAAGCAGGAGAATTCGAAGGTAGATATG